ATACGGGACTTACCTTGAATGGTGCTTGACAACTTTGTGTGAGTGGGGTCCTATCATGGCACCATTCACATCAACAGGAAATAGTCACAAATTTACAGGCAATCATGCGTTATCTATACAAGGGTGGCGAACCTATGTAAACAGCGATACGTGTTATAAATTTGTTCGGTTGCATCCAAAAGTTAGTCAATCAGAAAGCCTAACAGCCAGTCTCAATGAAATAGCTGATCAGGCAAGATACACAATCTATCTTTATCCGGATCAACAAGATATCCTGTTAGGTGTTAATAATTTTTTTTACAAAATTTGGAATAACTGGATTTCAGCATCGTTCAAAACTTTGATTGATCCAGACAAAATTTACAAAAATTGGCCAGTAGCCAAGGATACACCAATAACGCAGGTACCCACATGGATTATGAGAGAATTTTTGAGCTTTTATTTGATGCCAGTCTGGTTAGATCAAATTGAGTGGAATCACACTTCTAGATGGAATCATCCCAAAGCAATAGTTGTCAGCCCAAGAGAATTGTTGTTTGATTTTTCAAATGTTTTACTAAAAATAAAAAAGTATTGTAATCTCGAGTATGTACGGTCAATTGAAGTATTGCATCCATACCATGTTAAAAATTTAGAATTACAAAAATACATAGATCATGACCGTATTTGTAACTTGATTATTCAGGCAATAGTTAATAAAACTAATCTAGATTGGTCCGCATTGTCATTACCAAGTGAGGCCTGGATCCAATGGCAATTGAGAAATTTAGGATATGAAATTATGTGTAATGAGCTTGACATCTTCCCAACTAATAGTGTACAATTAAGAGAACTATTGTACCAATCATGAACCTATTTAAAAAAGCCGCAATATTCACTGACATCCATTTTGGACTTAAATCAAACAGCCAACTTCATAACGAAGACTGTTTGGCTTTTGTCAAGTGGGCCACTGCCAAAGCAAAAGAAGAAGGGTGTGAAACCTGCTTGTTCCTTGGCGACTGGCACAACAATCGATCAAGTCTAAATATTGTCACGCTCAACTACAGTCTACAAGCATTGGAGCATATGAATGCTAACTTTGAGCGTGTGTACTTTATTCCCGGCAATCACGATCTATACTATCGCGATAAACGCGACATACAAAGTGTGGAATGGGCGAGACATCTTCCCAACGTTGAGATCTGTAACGATTGGTTCACCAGTGGCGATGTGGTTATTGCTCCTTGGCTGTGCGGCGACGACCACAAGCGCATACCAAAACTGTCAGGCAAGTACATGTTCGGGCATTTTGAACTGCCTGGTTACATGATGAATGCCATGGTAGAGATGCCAGACCACGGCGAGATCCGCAGAGAAGACTTCAACAATTTTGAGCATGTGTTCACTGGACACTTTCACAAACGTCAAACCAAAAAGAACATCACCTACATTGGCAACTGCTTTCCACACAACTATGCTGATGCAGGCGACGACGAGCGTGGATTAACTATACTAGAGTGGGGCAAAGAAGCAATACACCATGCTTGGCCCGATCAGCCTAGATATCGTGTGCTAGGCCTGAGTTCTGTAATTGACAATGCTGCCACATTACTTGCTCCTGGCATGCATGTGCGTGTACAATTAGACATTGAGATTTCATACGAAGAAGCCAACTTCATCAAAGAAACGTTTATTCGAGATTATCAACTGCGAGAAATGGCGTTAATCCCAAATAAGACCGCAGGTGTTGATACTGACATGGCACCCGGGGAAGTAAAATTTGAGTCAGTAGATCAAATTGTTACTGATCAAATCACTAACATTGCATCTGAGTTTTATGACAATAAACTACTATTGAAAATTTATCAAAACTTATGATTGAAATACGTAATCTCACTGTAAAAAACTTTATGAGCGTGGGCAATGCCACGCAAGGCATTGATTTTGACCGTAAGGATCTTACCTTGGTACTAGGTGAGAACTTAGATCTAGGTGGCGACGGTTCTAGAAACGGCACAGGCAAGACCACAATCATCAATGCGCTGAGTTATGCCCTGTATGGACAGGCATTGAGTAATATCCGCAAAGACAATCTAGTAAACAAGACTAACGGTAAGAACATGCTTGTGAGTTTAGATTTTGTTGTAAACGGGCAAGAGTACAAAATTGAACGTGGGCGCAAACCTAACGTGCTACGATTCTATGTCAACAATGAAGCACAGGTGTCCACAGACGAAGCACAAGGTGACAGTCGCGAAACACAAGATGCTATTGAACGTGTGATGAATATGAGTCACGACATGTTCAAACATGTGTTAGCATTAAACACTTACACTGAACCATTTTTGAGTTTAAAGGCCAACGACCAACGCAACATCATTGAGCAGTTGTTGGGCATCACCTTGCTGTCAGAACGTGCAGATGCTATCAAAGAACTCAACCGACAGACCAAAGACAGTATTAGCCAAGAAGAATTCCGTATCCGTGCTGAACAAGAAGCCAACAAACGCATTGAAGAACAGATTGAAAGTTTGAAACGCAGGCAAGTGCTTTGGCAAAAGAAATACGATAGTGATGTAGCATACCTTGTGGCACAATATGATGATCTAGCCAAGATTGATATTGAAGTAGAATTGCTGGCTCACAAAGATCTAGCTGTGTGGACCACAAGAAAACAACAACAAGATGCGTACACTGCTCTAGTTGGTCGACAAACTGCTTGGAAGCAAAAACAACAAAAAGACATTGGTGAGTTAGAATCAACTTATAACAATCTCAGTCATATTGATATCACAGCAGAACTGCAAGCACACGTAGACTTGGCTGCTCACACACAACGAGCCAAAGACATCGCTGATCTTGAAAAACTAATTACTAGATGTGTCGCCGACGAGGCAAAAGAACAGAAAACAATTGATAAGCTCAAAACTGAAATTGAAGAACTAAAAAATCACAAGTGCTATGCATGTGGTCAAGACTTCCATGACGCCAATCACGAAACAGTATTGGCAACAAAAGAGAAAGCTCTACAAGAAGCCGCACTGCAAGCATTGAGCACCAATGGTCAGTGGATGGAAAATACAGATGCATTGACTGCATTAGGTGTGCTGGGCACTAAACCTATCACACACTACCGAACAGAAACAGAAGCCATTCGTCACTCAAGTGAACTGGAAAACATTCAGCACAAGATTGATGCAAAACGTGCCGAGACAGATCCTTATGCTGAACAACTAGTAGAACACACGCCAGTAGAAGTTGGCACACAACCTGTCACACACTACGATACAGAAGCACAAGCCGTTGAGCATCGCAGTCGTATGAACACCCTGCTGACGCAGATTGCTACTAAAGGTGAAGAGAAGGATCCGTACACAGAACAAATTACGGAAATGCAACAACAGGCATTGCAAGTTGTAAGCTACGATGCACTCAACGATCTCACACGATTACAAGAACACCAAGACTTCTTGCTCAAACTGTTGACATCCAAAGATTCGTTTGTACGCAAGAAAATTATTGATCAAAACTTGAGTTATTTGAACGCACGACTCACACACTATTTAGATCGTATCGGATTGCCACATACTGTGAAGTTCCAGAACGATTTGAGTGTGATGATTGAAGAACTAGGCCGTGAACTAGACTTTGACAACTTATCGCGTGGTGAACGTAACCGATTGATATTATCAATGTCATGGGCATTCCGTGATGTATGGGAAAGTTTGTACAGCCCAATCAACTTGTTGTTTATTGACGAACTAATTGACAATGGATTGGATACACAAGGCGTAGAGAATGCACTGGCATTGTTAAAGAAGATGAGCAGAGAACGACACAAATCAATTTGGCTTGTAAGTCATAGAGACGAGCTTGCAGGACGTGTGGAAAACATCCTGAAAGTTGTCAAGGAAAATGGCTTCACCAGCTACAACACAGACATAGAACTGGCATAAATTTTTAAAAATCAACTGTAAGGCATAACTATAGAGCAAGGATAAATCGCATACAACACATGACATGGCTATATCAAGATACCCCAATTGAGACGTTGCCTGAAGAATGTGTTGGATTTGTTTACTTGATCACAAATAATCTTTCTGGACGCAAGTACATAGGCAAAAAATTAGCAAAATTTAGCAAGACAACATACAAGACAGTTAAGCAAAAGAACGGCATCAAGAAGAAGAAAAAGATACGATCAAAGGTCGACTCAGACTGGAGAGAGTACTATGGGTCAAGCCCAGAATTAACTTCAGACGTAATCAAACTAGGCACCGAAAACTTCACCAGAGAAATACTTTTTTATTGCAACTCCAAATCGGAATGTAGTTACATCGAAGCAAGAGAGCAATTTTCAAGAAGAGTATTGGAATCACGAGATTATTACAACGGCC